AGAGCGCAGGCTATCCGGCGCTTCAGTAGGTGTTTTGGGCTTATCCGATCCGCCCTTGGCGCCATAAACGTCGATTTTGTGTGCTGCGCCCATGCTTTTCTCCAAGCAATAAAAAGCCGCCTCATGGGCGGCTGCGGTGCTGCAAGTGATAATTACATGCGATCTTCTGCGTAGATCTCAGCGCTGATAATCGCGCCGCCCCACCGGCGCTCGCCGATGCAGAGCGGTACCGGGTTACCGGATGCCGTAGTGTTCTTGGCGCTGCCGAAGGCGTAGCCAGGCGTGTTCTCGGGTGCTGCGCTGGTCTTCAGGCCACCGGCCTGGGGGCTGAGCATTTGAATCACACCACCAAGGACCATCGAGCCGCCCATCATGATCAGGGCTGAACCGAACGGTGCGCCTGCGCCAAATGTGCCGCCGGTGATGACGAGGCCGACAACAATCAGTACTGCACCGATGATTGTTTGCAGCGCACCGCCTCGCTTGCTGCCGATGATGATCGGAGCAATTCGAATATCGCCGCCGCCCGCAAACCCAAGCTCCTTTTCTGCCAGGTTCGTCCTTCCTCGGAATACGGCAAACTCAATCCCTCGGGATTTGGCGTTAGACAGGAAGCGTTCAAATCCGGGGATCTGCACGCACAGCGCCTTGATCGCCTCTGCGGGCGACTTCACTGCCATGCTGAAGGATCGGCCAAACTGTCGAAGTTGACCGTAAAGCAGGATCGTGGTCATGGGCTGATAATTGATGGCAAGTGCCGCCATGTGCTTTTCTCCAGGCAATAAAAAGGCCCGCCGAAGCGAGCCTTGAACAATTTGATGTGCCGCTACAGGCAGCCTTGCAGCGCGGTCAGCCGTTTATTTGCGATCCAATTACCTACCACCACGTAATACCTCGCCTCTGAGCCTGCGCCCTTTGGCTGGATATCAACAAAGTACTGGGAGCCCTCAGTGAATACCGTATATCCGGTGTCGCGCCCCGGCTGAAGCGTTGCCCCAGGCGTGCCGCCGAAGATCGGCTGGTTCTGCCATTCGTACTGGACACATTTAGCCAGCGTAGCGTCGGTTTTCTTCGAGGTCAGCACCTTATACGGCCCCGCCTGGCGCGCCTCATTCATCGTCGGCGTCATGCACCCCGCCAGCATCGCCACCGCTACCGCCGCTATCAAAATCCGCATGTCGTTCCCTCTTTGGTTTGGCGGGACTGTAGCACTGGTCCGTTTAGATGCAAAAAGCCCAGCGCGGGGCTGGGCTGACTGGTGCATTTCGCTACGACACCTTCACACCCAAAGGTTGGTGGCGTATGACAATCTCTATTTGTTCAGGATCAACGCCATAAGTCTCAGCCAGACGATCAGCAGCTTTCTTGATGGTAAGCGGCCATGTGAACTCTGGATTATCGAAGAATGTTAAAGTTTCACCAATTGTGAAAAACTTGTCGCCCTCAAACTGGATCAATTTGGGATTTTCTAAATTGGATCGAAACGGTTCGTACGCGGCGCCATATTCAGGATCATCAGATTTTCCCCAAACGTCTCTAATTTCCGAAAACCTGAATTTCAGCTTGTCGTCATCACATCTAGAAAGCGCGATATCCTCAATTTTAGCAATCCACATAGGTATGTGCCCAGAGCAAAGGATTAGGTAATCCACCCCAATCCAGTTACTGAAATCTTGCGGCCTCATACGAAGCTTAATATATCTGTCTGTACGAATAGATTTAGCCTCATCGGCTGAAATAGTGAACGAAACTGCGTTTACCATGGTGGTCCCTCACATAAAACTTGGATCCTAGCTTGTTCCTGTCCAGGCATCCAGCGTGGATGGAATGCCAGTAACGCCGACACCCATTCAGATAGCAGCCTCCTGCCCTGACGCAAATCATAGGAGCTCAGGGAATGACGGACCTATCCGCAGAAGAATTTGAGCAACTGATGTCCATGCTGCTCAACATGCAAAGCCAGATTACCGGCCTGACAACGACCGTAAGAGCGCTTATAGAGTCGCATCCGGATCGCGAGTCCGTTGACCGAATACTGGCGCGCCAACACCTACGCTTGGAGGCTGTGCTGGGAGCGTCCACTGCTCCCGATCCAACAATTTCCACGATTCTCTCTCTGCTTGACGATATGCGAACAATCGCGCGGAGAGGTCCTGAAGGTTCGTAATGTGCGCATCTACCCGAGTACTTTCCATAACCCTCTCCTGCGATCCCGCCTCATCATATGGTTGATTGTGAATCTTTATGCCTGAGGATCAGACGTGTGCGGTCATGCCAGGGGCCGCCGTACACGATGATCTCGGAAGGTCTCCCATACAGGTGGTGCAGCAGGAACGGGCCCGGACCGAACACACCTGAATCCTCACCAGGCAGAGACGGATCGGTGCCAAGGTAAATGCCAGCGTGGTTCGGGTGAGCTGTCCGGCCAACCTGCATAACGATCATGTCACCGCGCTGGGGCCGGTCGACGCGTACAAACCCGGCTGCATCGTAATACTGTTCGTACAGGCTAGCGTTCTCCGCGCTCTCCCACCAGCCATCAACGCGCTGGAAGGCCTCGAACTCAAGCCCCCACTCGCGCTCATACCAATCAGCGCAAACCTGCCAGCAGTCCCAGGCACCGTGCACGAACGGTCGCTTGAGCAGCGGCGTGCTGCCCGCTGGAGTAATCGTGCGCATGTCGCCCTCGGGCCAGGACAGGATATGCCAGGGCAGCGCCGTCGCCTCGCACATGGCCAAGTCATGCGGTGACGGCCTGCTGGTGGCGTCCGGGTGTGAGTGAACGATGCCGATCACCTCGCCGAGGTCTTCCGCCGCGGCATAGTCTTCTGGATCAAGGCGGAACTCTTCATTCGGTTCCGTGGCGATGTTCCGGCACGGGAAATACTTCTGCGCTCGCCCGACGGCCAGCAGCAGGCCGCAGCACTCGCGCGGATATTCCGCCGCCGCGTGCACCTGGATGGCCGCAATGATGTGCTTGCGCATGGTCAGCTCCGGGCAATGAGGGAAACGGCGGGGAATCCCCCGAAGGACAGTTCGTTGTTTTCGCCGAAGCGCAGCTTGCAGGACGACAGGCAGCCCTTGCACTGGTCCAGTGCCGGGTCATCCGTGGGGTTGTCCTCGTCGTCGAACATGGCCGCACCGGTGTACCCGCAGTCGGGCCCGCGGTAACCATTGGTCATCGCCCAGTGGCAGAACGTCGTCATTTGGCGCCCGGGCAAACCGTTGTTATCGATCTCACCCGGGGAAGACAGCTCCCACACCACCGCTTCGCCGTCCTCACTGGTTTTCTGGTCGATGTACCAGATCTCCAGCGCCTCCTGAGTCGGGTCAGCAGCTGGGTTACCGTCAGGGAAGTTCGCGGCGTCCAGGTACCGGGCCAGGGTCTCGCGAACCGTCAGTTTGAACTTGAGCATGTCCTCGAAGGCCAGGCACAGCGCCGTGACGCGCCCGTTGACGTTGCCGGCGGCGAAAGTCGGCCGAGAGGCAGTACCGTCGCTGCTGGAGGAAATACCCTCAATCTGCACGGGCCAGGCTGCGTACTCCTGCCCCTGCCAGATAATCGACTTTGCGGGTAGATCCTCTTCCGATCCCTCATAGGCCAGCAATTCCTCTGGCGTATGCGGGATGGCGTGACCGTGGAAGCGCAGGTAATCGGCGCCGTATTCCGTCCCGTCAATTTCGAACAGGCGAATCTCGCCGCCGGGCTCCAGCTTCTGGATGTCCGTGATCAGTGCCATGGGGGGTTATCTCAGGGATGAAAGGTTTGCTGGAAGGTCGCGGTGATGGCGTAGACCTGGCCGCCGCGGTGCACTGGCTTGTAGCCGTTGCACTTGTAGAGCCCAAGCACGCCAAGAGGTGGCGTCCAGAGAAACGCCTTTGCCCCTTTGTGCTTGTCGAGGAACTTCCTGATCTCCAGGATTCGCGCGGCCATACCGGTAAACGTCACCGGCCAGGATTCCGACTGATTGTTCAGTCCGTCCTCGACCGTCTGCTCATAGCCATCGCCAAACTTTTTGGCCCGGACGCGCTGGGTGATATCACCCTCCGCGCCCTTCTCCGTTGCCCAGATGAATCGCTCGATAGCCATCATCGCCCCTTGATTGCATTGTTGATGACGCCGCCCTGGCGCATGTCCTTAGAGCGCAGTTCCTGATATTTCTGCTCCACGAAAGTCGCCAGCTCCTTGCCGAACAGGTCGTAGCCAGGTGCGTCGGCGGTGGACGATGCATTGCCATCGCCATCGATGTGCACCTCGACATTGATCTGCGTTCCGCCAGCCCCACCGCCGCCCATGGCGATAACCCCAAGCTTGCCGCTCGAAGTCCGAGTCAGGGGCATGATTGCCTCCTCCCCAGCCTCGCCCATGACGCCGGTCTTGCCATTGGCCATGCCGAACGCTGTGGGCTTGCTGACGATGGAGTTCGTGAAAGCGCCGCCATCGGCAAACAGCTGCACACCGCCCGACCAGGCGCCGCCCTTTGCTTGCGGGAAGTACGTGCTGGAATAACCGTCTGCAGATGCACCGAGGTTCGACGAATTCGCCCCTGCTGAACCTGCAGCCAGCCCATTTCCACCACCGCCGCCACTGAAGTAGCTGAGCCCAGCACCAAACAGGCTGCTGACCAGAGCAGAACTTGCCTGCCGGGTGGCAATGCGCGCCATGTCGGCAAGGATTGATTTGGCGAAGTCAGCAAACGACAGCTTCCCAGTCATGGCGAAGTTGACGACGGCATCCTCCATGGAACTGAAGGCGTTACCGAACAGCGTCTTAGTCTGGCCAGCAATGTTCCTCGCCGAATCCAGATAATTCGCCCAAGCCGACGTAGCACCATTGGTCCAGTCGCCCTGAGCGGCCTCAACGTCCGCATAGTTTCGCCGGATCTGGTCGGTAGCCGCCTTGTTCGCGTCAGCGAGCGCCTGCGACTTCCGCTTGAACTCCTCTTCCGACATGTTGCGCGACGGGTCGGACTTTTGGTTGGCGAGTTCCAGCGACTGCTGAGCAAACCGGTCTTGCTGGCCATTCAGTTCGCCGCTGAGCGCATTCTGGCGATCGCCCTGCCCTACGCCAATAACCGCACGTTGGCCGGCAAGCTCCAGGGCTCGCTGTTGTTGCCCGAGCGCCTGCACATATGTGCTGATCGCCCGCTCCTGCTTGGCGAGTCGCCCAGTCTCATTGGTCGCCAACACCTCAAGCTGGCTGTCGGCATCCTTCTGCGCCTTGACCATTCCTGCGCGTGCGTCAGCGATCTTCTGGTCCAGCTGGATGCTTTGCGCGGCCGACGTTGTCTTCTTGCCCTTGGCGGCTTCCAGCGCGGCAATCTCGGCCTGGTAGGCTGCCGTCGTTTGGTCGAGTTGGTTGCCGATCAGCGCCTGGCGCCTGAGAAGATAATCTTCCTCAGACAGCAGGCCAGCCTTCTGCGCCGCCTCCAGTTCCTTCTGGTAGTTCTTGTAGGTGTCGGTGATCGCCGCCAGGTCGTTCTTGGCGTTGTTGAAGCCGGTCAAGTCGACTTGCGTGCCAGCTGCTTTCGGGTCCCTGAACTTGTCGTTGATGTTGGCGATATTTTTGTCGACCGTCGCCTGGGCCAGGCGCGGATCGTTCGGCGCTACCTTGCGGATATCGTCGAGTTGTTTTTTGTAGTCCTTGAGTGCGTCGGTACGCTTCTGCTCATTCGTCCAAGAGGACTTGGTGAGCGCGTCAACCTGTTGCATCGAGGTGATCGCGGCTTGTTGGGCTTTTGCCTGATCGCCTTCCAGCTTTGCAATTTCAGCCTGTGCCGCCTTCTGGTCCTCAAGCATATTCAAGCGGTTTTGATAGAGATCAATCATCTCCTGCTTGTTTTGGAACAGACCAACGTCG